GACGGTATGGCGGCACTCTTGAACGCTTATGTGATATTGTCCGACAAGCGCGGCGAATACGAAACAATGATATGAGGTGTGGTGATGGGCTTATTCAATAAAAAAACCGAAACGACAACCGTCAGAATGATAACCGAAACAACTGGCGGTTTTTATTCGTGGAACGGTCGGGCGTATCAATCTGATATTGTTCGGGCATGCATTCGTCCTGCTGCGTTGGCCGGTTCTAAGCTTGAGGTCAAACACATACGCGAGACGAAGGACAAGCCAGGCATTGTAGTCAATCCTGAGCCATACATGCAGCTGCTACTGTCTGAGCCGAACGCGTTAATGAGTATGCCGAAGCTGTTGGAAAAGATGTTCACACAGCTGAAGCTGAATAACAACGCGTTTGCTTTGATAGTTAGAGACCCGAATGGTTATCCGCTGCAGATAATTCCGATTTATTGCTCAAGCGCGGAAGTGCTGGATGGGTCTGAGCTGTATCTGCGCTTCTTGATGCGCGATGGCAAGCGGTATGTGTTCAAGTATTCGGACATTATCCATCTGCGCAGGGACTACAACGCGAGCACGCTCTTTGGCGAGTCGAACATGGGTGCTTTGCAGTCGTTGATGGGCATTATCACAACAACAGACCAAGGCATTGTTGCTGCGATTAAGAACTCGTCTGTTATACGCTGGCTGTTAAAATTTACGACCTCAACGCGCCCTGAGGACATTGAGGCAGCTGTGAATAAATTCGCAGATTCGTTTCTGTCGATAAATAGCGGTCGAGGCGTAGCTGGTGTTGACACGAAAGCGGACGCAATACAGATTGAGCCAAAAGAGTATGTTCCGAATGCCGCGCAAATGGACAAGACTGTGCAGCGGCTTTACAGTCTGTTTGGCGTGAACGATAAGATTGTGCAGAACAAGGCAACCGAGGATGAGAACAACGCTTATTTCGAGGGCGACATTGAACCAATTGTGGTTGACCTGCAGGAGGAAATGACGCGCAAACTGTTCTCTCGCAGGGAGCGCGCATGGGGCAACAGGATTGTGTGTGATGCGGGGCTGATTAACGCGGCATCTTACAACACGAAACTAAGCCTTGTCGCGATGGTTGACAGGGGAGCATTAACCGCCAATGAATGGCGGCGCACGATGAACCTGCCGCCAATAGATGGAGGCGATACGCCCATTAGGCGTTTAGATACAATGCCAGTAACCGAGGAAGGAGGTAACGAATGAAGATAGAAATTAAAGGCGTTATCGTACCAAACAACTACGCCGAAATATACGAATGGCTCGGCATCGAAAACATCAGCCCGAGTAAGGTCAATCAGGCACTGGATGAAGCAAACGGCGAAGATGTGGAAGTCGAGATAAACTCAAGCGGCGGCTATATCTTCGCAGGCAACGAGATTTATTCAGCGTTGAAAAACTACAAGGGCAATGTCAGCATCCGTATTATTTGGGCAGGGTCTGCCGCATCCGTAATAGCTATGGCGCGTCACTCCATTATGGAACCCACAGCGATGATGATGATACACAACGTGCAAGGGATTGGCGAGGGCGATTATATAGACTTTGCGCATGAGAGCGAGGTCTTGAAAACTGCCTCCCGCGCACTGTCGGTCGCGTATCAGTTGAAAACAGGCAAGACCGAAAAAGAAATAATGACGCTCATGGACAGAGAAACTTGGTTCACCGCTAAGGAAGCGCACGAGTTAGGCTTTGTTGATGAGGTTGCGGATACGCCTGCAATGGCGGCAGCATACCAACTGCCCGTTCTGTCACCGGCCGCATTGGAAGCGGCACAGGCGAGCATGAAAGAGTATGAGTTGGCTGTTGCGAGATATAAGAAATTAGGGGGTATGGAATGACATACGAGGAAAAGCGTGAGGCACTCATGAAAGACATTGATGTGCTCATAGCACAAAAGAAGACAAGCGGCGCGAACGCAAAGATGCTCGAGGTTGAAGAGTTAGACGCGCAGCAAAGGGAGCTTGAAGAGCTAACCGCAAAGGCTGAGGCTGCTAAACTGGTGGCCGTTGCAAATGCAGCAGCACTAGACGAGATAAAGCCAATTGAACTAAAGAATATTACTGAACCCGCAGAGGTGAAGGGAGTAAAAGAATCCATGAACAATGAACCCAAAATATACAATCGCGATGACAATGAGTATCGCGTAGCGTTCTTAAAGAAATTGCAGGGCGCATCCATGACCGCAGATGAAATGACAATGCTTGATAGTGGTGCAAGCTCTGCAGGTCACGCAATCCCGACAATCACGCAGAATAAAATCATCGAAAAGATGACCAAGCTCGCTCCAATGATTGGCGAGGTTGAGTTGCTTCAGATACCCGGCTTTGTGAAACTACCCATTGAGGGGACGGTAAACGCTGCAGGGTTGCACACAGAGAATGCGAACATAATAGCCGCAGAGGATACTGTGACATACGTCTCTCTTGGCGGCTATGAAATTGTGAAGGTGCTGCAAATCTCCGCAACGGTTGAGACGATGAGCGTTGACGCTTTCGAAGATTGGGTTGTGTCTAACATCTCCCGCTCAATGGCAAGCGCGCTCGAGAACTATCTTATTAATGGGACAGGCGACAGCCAGCCGAAGGGCGTTAAGTACGCAGAGGAGTGGAGCGACGGCACGAACGCACGCAAGTGGGCAGCCGCTGCGCTCGCTGATGGCGACCTGACCGCTGCAATTTCGTACTTGCCTGCACGCTGCGATGCTAATGCAAAATTCCTGATGAACAAAAAAACCTACTGGGCGAATATCGCTAAAATCCGCGATGATGGAAAATACAAAATTGTCGAGCAAACAGGCGATGGGTATGCGATACACGGCTACCCCGTATTGTTCAGTGACAAGATGGCTGACGGCGTAATTTATCTGGGTGACTTCCGCGAAGGCGTAAAAGCTAACCTTGCGCGCCCGATTGGGATTGCGAAAGACGCATCAGCTGGGTTTATCTCGAACAGCATCATATATCGCGGCGAGTGCTTGTTTGACTGTGTGCCTGTCACCGGGAACATTATCAAAATCGCAGCAATCGTTTAAGGAGGTAAAGCATGGGACGATACCTGCCAACGAAACTACAGACGGACGCTTACGCGTTCCCGGCCGAAAGCCTGAGCGTGGCCAAGCTGGCGTGGAGCACGACTGATGCTGTGGCGGCTGACGATGACGGGATTCTCGCGGACACAGCAACCAAAACCACCGCGCAGACCGTAACGACATTCGCCGCACAGCCCGCATGCGCGAGGAACATCACGGTCAAGTCCGGCGGCACGGCGGGCGACCTGAAAGCGTCCAAAATCATCGTGTACGGGCGCAACATGGCCGATATGGACATCACGGAGGAAGTCGCCGTCACGCTGGATACCGCCGTGGACTTCACCGGCTCGAAAGCGTTCAAGACCATCACGCGCGTGGAAATTCCCGCGCAGGACGGGACGGGCGCGACCATCCGCGTGGGCTGGGGCGTAAAGTTTGGCCTGCCGTTCGTGCTGGCGGCGGCTCCACTGGTGTGGGCGCAGGAGAATGGCGCGCTTGCTGCAGCGCCCACGCTGGCCGTGGACGAGGACGAGCTGGAAAAGAACGTTGTATCCTTCAACACAGCCCCGAACGGCAAGACACGCGAACTGTTCCTTTTGGTGTAATGCATGGCGGCGATATTGAGCGTGGTGCGTGATGCTCTAAGACGCACATCTAAAAAGCTTGATGATACGGAACTAACGCCGCTCATTGCCGCCGCGAAGACTGACTTGAGTGCAGCGGGGGTTGGTGTAATTGACGACACCGACCCCTTAACACAAGCGGCGATTAGGTTGTTTGTTTTGTGGATGATAGAAAAAGACGAGAAGCAGCGGCAGTTTTATGAAGTGCTGAAGAATGGCATGGCAATCAACTCCGACTATTCGGAGGTGTGATATGCTAAACCATTTTGATGCAGAGGTCAACTTATGCAAGGTTGTCAAGGGCTACTCAGGCGGCTTCCCGACAGAAACCGAAACCAAAACGGCAGTTTGGGCGGACGTGCAATCAGTTAAAAGGCAAGAGTTCTATGCTGCGCAATCCGCAGGCGTTCAAGCTGATATTGTGTTTGTTGTGAACACTCTCGACTTTGATGAGCACACGCGGGTTGAGCATGACGGCAAGACATACGAAATCAAACGCGCTTACCAGACAGGCTTAGACCACGTTGAGCTGACTTGCGCGAGGGTGTAGTATGGGCGGCTTTAAGATGAAACTCTCATCCGACTTAGATAAGCAGCTGATGAAGCTGCAGAACACTGACGCTATTATGCCGAAAATGTTAGAGGCTGGGGTTCGGGTTGTGAGCGCACGGCTCAAGGCAGGAGCACACGACAAGTTTGTGCGGTTCATAACGGTCGAAAAGCCCAAAAAGAGCAAAAGCGGCTGGTTTGCGCGGATTGTGTTCAAGGGCAAAACATCATCTGGCGCGGATGCGGGGCTTGCAGTCGGCGTGTATGAGTACGGACGGCAGGGGTATCATCCTCAGCCGGCACGACCACATATCCGCCAGATAATCGAGGAATCGAGCGATGAAGCAAGCAGAGCCATGCAAGGGGTATTGGAGGGGATGAAATGATAACTGCAATTACAACTGCTTTAGGCAGTTCAATACCAATTGCTGTGGGCATGTACGAAACCGAACCGTACCCTGATAAGTTTATCGTTATAACACCGCTTTGGGATAGCTATGACGATATTTCAGACGATGCACCGCTGACCGAAACTCAACGCGCTGATGTAAACCTGTACTGCCGTGGGGATTACACAATAACACGAGATGCAATCAAGGTCCTATTGAGCGGCTTCATCCTGCTTGATAGGCGCTATATTGGCTATGAAAAAGACACGAAACATCATCACTATGTATTTACAATTGCAAAGAAGGAGGTCATTTAATGGCTGTAAATCCGAATAAAATCCGCTACGGCTTGAAGAATGTGCATTATGCGAAACTGACGGAGGCTGTAAGCGACACATACGCAGAACCATCAGCAATAGCGGGTGCAGTTAATCTTTCATTAACACCTGTAGGCGAGAGCACATCATTCATTGCTGACGATATGGAGTACTACATTGCACAGGGCAACAATGGCTATGAGGGTACGCTTGAAATAGCAATATTGCCAGAAGATTTCAGAAAAACAATTATGGGCGAGGTTGAGGACACAAAGAAAGTTCTCTTTGAGAAAGCTTCAGCAAACCCTGAACCGTTTGCACTGCTGTTCGAGTTCACTGGCGATGCGCATCAGATTAAACATGTGCTTTATAAGTGCATCGTAACCCGCGCAAACATCGAAGGCGCTGCAACAATTAGCAAGGAAGTTAAAACAGTTACACTCAATATTCAAGTACTGCCGAATAAAGCCGGGTATGTTAAAGCGAACACTAAATCAGACACTGATGCAACTGTAAGTGGTAACTGGTACACCACAGTTCAGACGTTTGTAGGTACTTGATGGAAAAGACAATAACGATTGACGGTAAAGAGGTGCGGTTTAAATCAACCGCATCTCTTCCTTTGCGCTACAAGGCGCAGTTTGGTAGGGACTTGTTCGCAGACATGGCAGTGCTTGAGGGCGTTGAAAACGACCTGAGCAAGCTTGACACGGAGTTGTTTTACAACATCGTTTGGACATTAGCAAAAGGCGCAGACGATATTCCACCGCTCATCGACTGGCTTGATAGCTTTGACTGCTTCCCGATATTTGAAGTATTCGCGGAGCTTCAGGACATGGTTGCCGCGTCATTTAAGACAACAAAAAACTAACAGGCGAGGGCGGCTCAATAAATACGGAGATATTTCTGTTGGGCGCATTGTCATTAGGGCTGACTCTCGCAGACTTGGACGAACTAACAATAGGTATGATTTGTGATTTGCTTGCTGAAAAGAGCGGTGATTATGAGCGTGAAGCAACACAATCGGACTTTGATGCATTTGGGAGGTGATTAAATGGCGTATACAATAGGCGCAGTTTTAAGTATTGGCGGCGAAAAGGAATACATGCGCGCAATGGCAGGCATCCGCGACAGCATGAAGTATGTTAAGGCGGAAGCGGGCGCAATCACCTCCGCGTTTGATAAAGGCGACAAATCGGTTGAAGCGCTGACCACAAAGAACAAGGCTCTGAGCATGTCATACGATGTGCAACAAAAGGCGGTTGATGAAGCGAAGGCTGCGCTTGAGCGCATGAAATCAGAGGGCGTTGACCCATCAAGCGATGCGTATAAGAAAATGACGGCTAACTTGAATAGCGCACAGGCTGAGCTGAACAAGACTTCACACGAAATCGAAAACAACAAACAGGCAATCTCTCAGCTGAACGAGGAAGCGAAAGCCGAGAAGATGCAGAAATTCACAGACGCGTTAAAAAGTGCAGGCGAAGTTGCGGGAACGGTAGTCAAGGCGGGATTAAAAGCCGCTGCTACTGCAATGGCTGCTGTCGGAGCTGCTGCAGTAGCCGCTGCTGCCGGTATCTGGAAAATCGGCAGGGATGCGGGAATAGCGGCCGACTACCTTATCACGCTCTCGAACCAAACCGGCATAAACGTTGAAACCCTGCAAGGGATGCAGTACGCAGCACGGTTTGTGGACGTTGAGGTTGAAAGCCTTGCGCGCGGTATGGCGCGAACGGTCGCAGCGATGCGGCAGGCAACGGACGCTGGCAGGGATTATGTTGAGGCTTCCGGCGGCATTAAAGTTGCGCTAAAAGATTCAACAGGCGCTATGAAATCAACAGAACAAATTTTCTACGATACGATTGACGCAATAGGCGCGCTTGAGGACGCAACGATGCGCGATGTTGCGGCACAGGATATATTTGGGAAATCGTATCAAGACTTAATGCCTCTCATTCTTGAGGGTGCAAGCGTGCTGAATGTGTACGCAGAGGAAGCACGCGCAGCAGGGCTTATACTGTCAGAGGAAATGATAGCAAAGCTTGGCGAGTTCGATGACGTTATGCAGCGCACAGAAGCACAGGCGATTGGACTCGGCAGGCAGCTTGCGGTGACGTTCTTGCCCGCTTTGCAAAGTGTAGGCGAGGGCATAAGTGAGTTTCTGTCGGTTATTATGACAACGCTTCGTGATGGTATTCAGGCAGGCGACATTGCCGTAATCGGCGAATGGCTCTCAAAGAAAATTGTTGACGGGCTAAAGCAGATTAAGAAATACATTCCAGAGGTTATTTCAGTTATATCAGGCATGTTGCGTGAAGTTGTGAAGATAATTGTAACAACACTGCCCACAATCATGCCCATGCTGCTTGACGGCGCGTTTCAACTGATTGACGGTTTGCTCAGTGCGATAGTGGTTAACGCGCAGCCGCTTGCCGAAATGGCTGTGAGCATGATAACAAACCTAACCATGTTTCTGCTTGAAAACCTGCCCTTGCTGATTGAAGCGGCGGCACAGATACTTGTAGCGATTGCAAGCGGCATGGCTGAAAGCCTGCCAACGCTGATACCCGCAGTTATTCAGGCGATTATGGAAATCGTTAACACGCTGATTGCGAATGTTGGATTGATTATTCCTGCCGCAATAGAAATCATGGTTGCGCTGATACAGGGCTTGGCGGCTGCTATTCCGCAGCTGATTGCGTATCTGCCGACAATAATATCGACAATCGTAACAACACTGCTTGAAAACTTGCCACTGCTGGTAGAGGCATCGATTCAAATTATCATAGCATTAACGCTTGGGATTGTTGAGGCTATTCCCGAACTGGTTGAGGCGATACCGCAGATTATCGAAGCGATTGTCAAGGCTTTGGGCGGGTTAACTCCAAAGCTTTGGGAAGCGGGCAAAAGCATTGTGGTGGGCATCTGGGAAGGCATCCAGCGCGCTGAAGCGTGGTTCAGGGAAAAGATAACAACATTCTTCAAAAACATAATTGATAGTGTTAAAGGCGTTTTAGGCATCAGGTCTCCTTCAAAGGTCTTCGCTGAAATTGGCGAGAACATGGCAATGGGGCTTGGTATAGGCTTTGAAAACGCGATGCGCGATGTTTCAAAGTCAATCAACGCGAACATACCGACTGATGTTTCATTCAAGGCAATAGGCAGCGGCGTAGGACAGCCTGTAATTAACGTTTATACGCACGATAGCTTAAGCCCGTATGAAATCATGCAAGAGGCGGTTAACGCGCAGCGCAGGCTGGTTTGGGGGCAGGTATGAGGTATACAGATAGGCTCACCTTTATTGACGATACAGGGCGCGAGGTAATGTTTGGCGCTGCTTCGGTCTACTGGTGGAACAGCGCAAGCGGAATGGACGGGTTGAGCGCTAATATTTACACAGTTAAGGGTGCTGGGCAGGACGGCGAAACGGATATTGCTGCAAACCTTGCGATGCGCACAATCACAATTGAGGGGCTGATTAAAAGCGACTCGCAGGCACTCTATCGCAAAAATCTGATTAGCGCGGTGCGTTCAGGCGCGACCGGCAAACTGGTATATCAAAATGGCGAAGTGACGCGGTACATTAGGTGCAGGGTTAAAAAAGCGCCGGTATTTTCTAACACGCGGATTGAGAAGTTCCAAATAACATTTTCATGCGCAAACCCGTTCTGGCGCGAAGGTTCGGGCGATAAGAGGGTTGCTGAAATCGCGCTATGGCTTAATGACTTGGAGTTCCCCGTTGAGATACCCGCTGACGGTATGGAGCTCGAGCACCACTCACCATCGTTAATAGTGAACGTAAACAACACAGGCGATGTGCCTGTCGGTATGCTGATTGTATTCAAGGCAACAGGCACAACGGCAGACCCATATCTGATTGATGTCGGCACTCAGGCAAAGCTGCTGGTTAACAAGGCTATGGAGCCTGGCGATGAAATAAGGGTTTGGACTGGCTACGGCGAAAAGCGTGTTGAGCTGATGCGCGGCGGCGTGGTATCGAACATCTTTAATTATTTGGATGTTGACAGCGAATTCCTACAATTGGCTGTTGGTGATAACCTGCTCAGGTATGGCGCAGATGTAGAGGATAACATCGAGGTCACAATTTATTACGATATAGCGTATGTGGGGGTGTAGCATGTTTTGGTTATACACCCCTGATTTAGTTAGAGTTGGCTTGATTGAGGGCTACAACTCAATGGTATGGCACAGGCACTATTACGAGCCTGGACAGTTTCAGATGACAATACCGTTTTGTGACTTATGCAAGCTGATGACCGCAGAAATGCTGATTGTCAAGGGCGATGAAGCCGGAATAATTGAGAACATACGTATCACGCAGAATCAAAAGGGCGAGAATGTTTTCGTCTGTTCAGGTCGGTTTTTATTGTCGTATCTCGACAGACGTATATTGGCAGGCGTGAACAGTTTTGAAGGCACGCCCGAAAACTGTTTGAGGTATCTGGTTAACAAAAACGCTGTAACAGAGCGCGCTATACAGCATTTGAGCGTTGCAGCTTCTATGGGATACAGCGGCGCGATTACGCTTGTTTCCAAGAAAGAAAACCTGCTTGAAGCAATACGGCTTATAGCCGAAGAGCACGGGCTTGGGCAGAAGATAGAATTTTCTACAGAGGGAATTAGATACAGGGTTTACGCGGGGCTTGACAGAACGGTAGACCAAAGCGTTAACCCGCGTGCGATATTCTCGCGAGCGTTTGAAAACGTGCTGCAACAGTCCTATGACGTGTCAATGAAACCGGTCAAGAATGTTACTTATGTTGAAGCGACATATACAGCGAATGAAAAGGAATATCCGCTTGCGCGCACTGTTGGCACGGCAACGGGCAGGGACAGGCGCGAGGTATATTTTAGCGCAGGTAGCTTGACCTCAAACGACCAAGGACAGGCGCTATCAATGGCACAGCGCAATGCCGCAATGGACGACAGGGGCAGGGAGCAAATGGTTGCGCCAAGCGAAGCGTTCACGGCAGATGTGGACGAGTGCGGCAACCTGCAATATAAAGTTGATTATGATTTAGGCGATATTGTTACAGTCGAGTCCCGCGAAATGGGAATGAGGACGAACTTAAGAATAACAGAAATTAAAGAGGTATACGAGCACAGGATGAAGCTTGAACTGGTTGTCGGCAAGGGCTTGCCGAGTTTTGCAAAAACAGTGAGGTGGTTAAAAAATGGCTGAAAAATCATTCCCGTTTGCATCTGTCAACGGCGACAGGGTATATGGTGCGGCTGACTGGGCTGACTATTTTAAGAAGATACTGACGAACGGCGTTTTTCCCGTCGGCTCACAGCTGCTCGTCAGCGCTGGCGGCGGCATGAGCGTGAGTATATCGGCTGGCAACGCTTGGTTAAATGGATACGGATATGCGAATACAGATGCGTTTGCTTTAGACATCGATGCTGCTGACGGTGTACTGAAGCGCAAAGATAGAATTGTGTTGCGCTGGGGGCGTGTTGCGCGTGCAATAAATTTAGCCGTTATAAAAGGCACAGCTTCAGCGTCACCAGTTGCGCCTACACTTGTAAGGGACGCAGATTATTATGATATTGGGCTAGCGGAGATAAGCATACCAAACGGCATAACAGCAATCGAGGGTGCCCACATATCCGACACCCGCCTTGACCCCGCAGTATGCGGCATAGTCAGCAGCTTGATAACGCCCGATACAGAGGGTTGGTACGAGGGCTGGGAAGCGGAATATCTTGCTTGGCTGGCAGGGAAAAAAGATGAGTACGAGGACTGGTTCAACGAGCTTGAAGCAATGCTTGACGGCGAAGTTGCAACACAGCTGGCGGCGGCGATTCTAACGAAAGCAGACAAAGCAACGAACTATACAGCGACACTGAACAAGAATGACTGGAGCGACGGTATTCAGACCGTAAATGTGACAGGCATAACCGCAGGCATGGAGCCGTTTGTTGAGCTGACGCTATCCGCAACGGCAGCAACAGCAAAAGCTGAACTCGAAGCATGGGGATTGATAGGCAAGATTGTTACAGGAGCGGGAAACATAACCGTAACCTGCTATGACGATGTACCCGAAATAGACTTGAATATACGGCTAAAGGTGGTGTACTAATGGGTCAAGCGTTTATAGTTCGCAGGAGCGGCGGTAAAAAAAGACTAATAACAGAGCTGATACTATGGGACAAGGACTGGACAGTACCAGAGGGAGTAAAGAGTGTAAATGTAAGGCTATTCGGCGGCGGCGGCGGCGGAGGTAGCGGCGGATATGGCGCGGGCGGCGGCGGGGGGTACATGGCGAGCGACACGCTGGAGGTGGTTCCCCGAGAAACAATAGCGGTAACAATAGGTAGTGGCGGCGGTATCGAAGGCAGCGGTGGTATTACATCTTTCGGAATACTTCTATCGGCGAGCGGCGGCGGCGGCGGCGATCATAATGGCGGCGGAGATGGCGGCAGCGGCGGTGGCGGTGGCGGCGGCATCTATGATTCTAAGCGGGGCGGTGATGGTGCTTACGGTGGCGGTGGCGGTACTCCTGGCTCAGGGAGAGTGGGGCTTGGTGGCACATACGGCGGCAACGGCGGCAAAAATGGCACACCAGCACAGGATGGCACAGACACGCGCGGCATGGGGTTAGAATTTGAAGGCGAAGGCAAAGCAGGCACGGGCACTTATGCTGGCGGCGGCGGGTATGGCGGTAACGGCGGCGCAGCATCAGCCAATGCCGCTGGCGGCGGCGGCGGGTATGGCGGTAACGGCGGCGCAGCATCAGCCAATGCCGCTGGCGGCGGCGGCGGGTATGGCGGTAACGGCGGTAGCGGCGGTAGCGGCGGTAGCGGAGGCGGCATTGCCGCGGGCGGCGGCGGAGGTAGCAACGGCGGCAGCGGCATCTGCATCATCCAGTATTGGGTATAGGGGGACAGCATGAAAGTTTTTCAGATATTTAATAATATTTGTCATTGGGACGCGACAGGCAAGCATCCAACGCTCGAGTCAACGCAGGGGCTGTATGCACCTGATATTATATTCACCGAAGCGCCTGATTATGTTTTTGAGGGCTGGGGCTATGATGCAGGGCAGTTTATACAACCCGAACCGCCTGAGCATTGGCTATATGACCCTGAAACGGGCACATTTTACCCTGACCCAGACGACCCGCCAGAAGGCTGGGAAACGCCGGAAGAAAAAGAAGTGCCGGAAACAAGGGCTCTGCTGGTAGAGATAGAGAGCTTACAACGGCAGGTAGCTGACCTGCAAGCGGAGATAAATGAAAAGGATGCGGAATTAGGAATACTAAAGAAAGCCAAGTAGAGCCGACCGGCTCTTTTTTTATGGGGGTAACTATGACAAGGATACAAGAGTTTTTAACATACCTACAGAGCAAGCTCGGTAACATCTATGTCTGGGGTGCGCAGGGCGAAAACCTTTCAAACATGAGCGACCCCGAGGCATGGATCACTAAGATGGAGAAAAAGAACGGGCAGAGCTACATCGATAGGGCACTTAAATTCTATCGCCAAACAAAGGCAAGCGGCAAATATCCTATTGAAGCGTTTGATTGCTCCGGTTTAGTGATGTTCTTTTTCCAGAATACAAAGAAGTGGCTCAAGAGCGATGCCTCAGCGAACGGCATATACAACATGTGCCAAAAGATTGATAAGGCGCAGCTTAAACCGGGCGACTTTGTGTTCATCAAATCGGGCTCTAAAATGGTGCACATTGGCGTCTTCATAGGCAATGGCAAAACTATCGAGGCATACGGCCGCGACCTTGGTGTGGTCGAATTGCCGCTCGCACAGGGACGCTGGACACACTACGGCCGGCTCGCACTATTGCAAAGCGCTATACCTCCAGCACCCGTTATTATACCTGCACCGGCGCCCGTAATGCCCTCTGTTCCCGCTCCTGTGCCTACACCTGTAATTATACCGCCTGCACCTTTAAAACCCTACCACGCCGTTTGTGGCGGCCAGGGCGTAAACGTGAGGACAGGCAGGGGAACGAGTTTCACCAGCCTGGGCAAGGCGGACAGGGACGTGCCGATGCTGGCGCTTCCGGCAGTTGATAAATGGCACGAGGTCGCGGTAGTGCTGGGCGGCAAGATAGTCACAGGGTACATGCATACTGATTATGTAAAGGCGGTGTAAGGATGGACGGGCTGACAGTGGGGCTTACAATACTCGCGACACTTAGCGGGGTTATTCTTGGCTGGACGGGCAGGGCGCGTGATGTAAAGAAGGACACGAAAGATGTCGCAGAGGACGAAGCGACACTAAAGTCCGACTTAGCCTATGTTAAGCGCGGCGTTGATGATATTCGGCTTGACCTTCGTGCGCAGGGTCAAAAGATGGACAATATATCAGAACGCCTTACGCGCTGTGAAGAAAGCACAAAACAGGCGCATAAAAGGCTGGATGGGATGGCATCATGAAGAAGCGCATGGAATTCTCAAAGCTGCTTGCGCTGTGGGCAACGGTTATGGCAACGCTGACCGCAGCGGCTTCGTTCATACTTGCTGCCTGCGACAAACAGACAGCGAGTGATGTCAGCACCACTGTGTTTGCGGCCTGTGTTGGGTACCTGGTGACTTATGCCGGTAAGAGTCTCGGCGAAAAGATGAGCAGAAATAAATACAGACTGGACGAGTATGGGCGTCCATATAAGGAGGATTGTAATGATAGATTTGACACCGATAATTAACGCGCTAATACTCTTGGTTGCAGGAGCGATAACATCGTTCCTCATTCCCTGGCTCAAACGCAAGATTGACGAGAGCCGGATGGCTGAGCTTTACAGCTGGGTCAAGATTGGCGTTGCAGCTGCTGAGCAGATATATAAGGGCGTGGGCAGGGGAGAAGAAAAGAAACAGTATGTGTTAGAGTACCTTGCTCATAACGGGTATACTGTGGATACCGAAGCAATCAACGCAATGATTGAAGCTGCTGTGCAGCAGCTGAATAGCACGATTGGGTTGGAGGTATAATATGGATAGTTTTATTGGATGGATCGGCGGCAAGAAGCTCTTGCGCGACCAGATCATTATGCGTTTCCCTGAGAATATTGGAAGATATATCGAGGT